TGAAGGAAGCGCTGTACATCACCTTCAATGCCATTACATGTAAAGCCAAGATTTTTTTTATTAATTTCCTCACACTCGTAACCAAAAACAATACTCGCTGGAGTAGCGGCTATCGATACAGTGGGAAACAACATCAAAATAAACAACAGCTTTTTCATAACATTATCCTTAATTATTGTGATTCCCCTAGTGTAGCACATGGGAGGATTTTCGCATGAGCCGTAACGTGATTGGGAAATTCCGTGACGCTGAATTCATAGTAACAAGTAATGACCTCGAATTTGGTCGCCGTAAAATTGTGCACGAATATCCACGGCGTGATATTGCTTATGCCGAAGACAATGGTAAAAAAGTACGTCAATACGCTATTCAGGTAACAGTGATAGGTGAAGGCTGGCAACAAGCCCGTGACAAGTTGATTGATGCTATTGAGTTACCTGGTGATGGAACTCTAAACCATCCAGAATTTGGCAGCTCGGTTGTGTCCATTATTAATGCACGAATGAATACGTCTTCAAAGTCTCGAGGTAAAGCCACCTTCACATTGACTTATATTGAAGCAGAATCTAAACCACGTTATCCCAATTCAACGTATGACACTGCCTCGGGTGTTAATAAACAAGCGGACAAATCCATTGCCGATAGCATTAATGATTTTGCATCAGTCTTTGATGTGCTGGGTCAGGCGCAAAGTTATGTCGATGACATTACCAAAGAGTTAGGCGATATTCTCGGTGCGGTTGAAAACGTGACGGGTGCGGCGACCGTTCCTATTGCCAGTTTAATTCGTACCCCATTTAACATGGCGGTTGCCATTGCTGGTTCTTTTTCTCGTGTTCAGACTTTGCTCGATGAACCAGGCAATGCTCTTAACTTGTATAAAGGTGTGTTTGATAAAGCGGAGCCTACCTACCCTTCAACCACTACACCACAGGGACGACAAGCGGCAAACTCAAAACAAGCGCTAGTGACATTGACTAAACGCATTGCTATTTGTGAGAGTGCAAAAACAGCGAGCACCACGAACTTTGCAACCAGCAATGATGCATTGCGTATTCAACAAGAATTAGCCGATGCGCTCGACCAACAAATTGAGCAAGAAAATATTGTTGATGGCTCACCGATTGCGGATGAGATGTATTTTAGTTTAGCGGAATTACGTGTTGCTGTGATTGCTGACTTGCGTACACGTGCCGCCCAACTACCCAAAATTAAAACACACACACCACTGACCACTTTACCGGCCTTAGTTATTGCTCACCATGTTTATGGTGATGCGACTCGTGAAGCTGAATTAGTGACACGAAACAAGATTGCACACGCTGGTTTTGTTCAAGGTGGCCAAGCGTTGGAGGTGTTAACCGATGTCTAATTTAACACTAAAAGTGGATAGCCAGATTTATGGCGGTTGGAAGAGCATTAAAATTCAACGTGGTATGCGCCGCTTTGCAGGCACGTTTGAACTTGAGTTAACGGATAAGTGGGCAAACTCAAAAACAAAACGTGTTGTTAAAGAAGACAGCCCATGCGTGATTGAGATTGATGGTGAAACGATAATTACCGGTTACACCGATGATGTGCTCACTAATTACGATGATAAAAGTCATAGCTTAACAGTGAATGGTCGCTCTAAGACGGGTGACTTGGTAGATTGTTCTTCGTTAAGAAAGACCTATAAAAATGTAGATTTAGCCACTATTGCAAAAACCGAGTGCGCGCCTTTTGGTATTAAGGTGGTGGTTGAATGTGATGTGGGTGAACCGTTTAAAAAAGCATCACGAGATGTAGCCGAAACTTATCATGAGTTTTTAGCAAAGCTGGCCACCTATCGCGCGGTGTTTCTAACAAGCAATGCTCAAGGTGACTTAGTGATCACCCGCGCCAGTAAAGAAAAGATAAGCACGGCATTAATACTCGGTGAGAATATTTTAACCGGCTCGGGTAAACGTAGTAAGCGTGATCGGTTTCATACCTATACCGTTACAGGTCAACAGGCGGGTGATGACTTTATCAATGGCAACGCAGCAGCTCATATTGATGGGGTGGCTATTGATAAAAATATTCGTAAAGAACGCACCCTTTATATCGTCCCTGATGATCTCACTTTAAACGATGCCAAACGTATTGCAGAAAATGATCGCAATATTCGTTTTGGTGAATCTCAGCCTGTGACTTACACCGTGAACGGTTGGCGACATGCAGATGGTTTATGGCAACCAAATAAGTTGGTTCCTGTTGTTGACCCCTATAACGAACTTAAAAAAGATTTATTGATTGTGCATACCACATTTATTGAGGATGAAGATGGCGAGCGTACCGAGTTGCAACTGTTACCGCCTGAAGCTTTAGATTTAATTCCTTTACCGGAAGAAGCTAATGAGGACAGTTTTTTATGATGCGCATGCTTAACATGGTGTTAAAACCTTTGCGTCGTAAAGTGCGCCAGTTGGTTTCGCGTGGTGTGGCGACACTCATTGACCCGAATGAATTAATGCAAGTGCTACAGGTTGAATTGCTCAAGGGTGAAGTGCTCGATGATGTTGAGCATTTTGAAGGCTATGGCTTTACCGCGCATGCACCAGGTGAACCTGAAGTACTCACGGCATCATTAAACGGGCAACGTTCACACACGGTGGCCATTGCGGTGGCCAATCGACTGTTTAGATTAAAAGGTTTGGCAAAAGGTGAAGTGGCACTCTACACAGATGAAGGTGATGTAATTCATTTTAAACGTGGCAATCATATTCTTGTTGATGCTATGACTAAGGTGACAAGTAGAGCACCTAACGTGGATATTATTGCCAGCACTAAAGTCACTATGACCACACCGGAGTGCGAAATTACCGGTAAGTTAAAAGTTGGCCAGACGATTGATGCGGTTGGACAAATTAATAGTACGGCAGGTGTTTCAACAGGTGGCATTGAGCTGGGCATGCATGTCCACCCAGAAAATAATGTGACTGGTGGTGTTACGGGAGCGCCGCAATGACTTGGAGCATGATAATCCCCTTATTCATCAATGTTTTCTGTTTTTGGGATGCATACGAAACATATGGATATTATCCAAATTGGTGGAGCATACACTTTCCTTTAGCGCTTTTTTTGAGTTGCTTGGCTTGGTTAATTTGGTGGGTATTGTAATGGATATGGCACTTAACTTTGATAACAAGCAGTTTGATATTGGTGTTGGCCAAGACGACATCGATCATGACTTGGGTTTGCGTACGGCTGTGATGATCAGCTTATTCACTGACGCACGCGCACGTGATGATGATGAAATTCCCGATGGCACAAACGATAAGCGCGGCCATTGGGGTGATGCTTATGAAGACGACATCGTGGGTTCACGCTTGTGGTTGCTAGAACGGGCCAAAGAAACGCAAGACACTTTATACCGTGGCAAACAATATGCGACTGAAGCACTGGGTTGGTTTATTGAAGATGACATCGCATCAAAGATTAATGTCGAAACCTATTGGCTCCGCTCTGGTGTAATGGCGATGGTTATTACTATGACCATGCTGGACGGCAGTAGCTATGAAGAATTATTTGAATATGAATTAGAGGCGGCTTAAATGTCATTTAAAAGACCCACAATCGCAACGCTAAAACAACGCTCTCGCTCTGATGTTGAAAGTGAAATGAATAGCACCTATGGCTGGTTGCGGCGTAGTTTGGTGGCTGTGTTGAGTAAAGCCTTTGTCGGTGTCGCACACGGTTTGCATGGCCATATTCAATACGCATCAAAACAGGTGGTGCCTGGCTACGCGACCGATGAAGCCGTTATTGAACAGCAAGCAACCTTATATTTAAAACAAGGTCGTAAAGCGGCGGCTGGTGCAAGTGGCAATATTAATTTAACGGGTACGGATGGAAAAGTACTACCCGCTGGCAGCGTCTTCCAACGCGCGGGGTTTGATTATGTAACCGATTCCGATGCTACGATTGCCGGTGGTGGTGCTACGGTCGCAGTAACCGCAACGGTTGAGTTTGATGGTGCGGGTCAAGACAGCAATGCCGATGAAGGTGTGACCCTTGCATTAACCGTTGCCGTTGCCGGTATTAATTCAAATGCATCCGTTGCGGTGAATGGATTAAGCGGTGGCACTAATCAGGAAACATGGGATCAGGTTAACCAGCGCATTCGTGAACGAATTGCGAAAAACCCCAATGGGTCAAACAACGATCAATACGAAGTGTGGGCACGTGAAGTGGCCGGTGTTACCCGTGCCTGGTCTTATAGTAATTGGATGGGCTATGGCACGGTCGGCTTGTTCTTTGTGCGTGATGATGATGATTCACTTATTCCCGATGCGGCTGAAGTACAAACCGTGCAAGACTATATTGATGTGTTGCGACCTTCAGGCATGAAAGGCTTTAGTGCCATCGCACCCACTGAAGTGGTGCAAAACTTTGAGATTCAAATTAATCCCGCAACCGATGCCGTTCATAGTGCGGTTGAAGCGGCCATTCGTTCTTTGTTTTTACGCGAAGCAAAAGTTGAAGACGGTACTGGTAATGCAACGCTACCCATTTCACACATACGTGAAGCCATCAGTAATTCAACAGACGAAGAAGATCATGTTGTTGTTATCCCCGCTGCAGATGTCACGTTGAACAAAGGCGAGCTATTAACAGTGGGTGCATTTACTTGGAGTGTTTTATAAATGCCAACTGTTGACGATTATAAACTTCAACTTAAACAACTTCACCCGCGCGGTAAGTTGTGGACGTCGTTGCTGCGTGATGATTCTGTTTATAGCAAATTCTTAAAAGGCATTGCGACAGAGTTTGCACACATTAATGAACGTGCTGTTGATTTACTGGCCGAAGCCGATCCACGTAGTACGGTTGAGTTGTTGCCTGACTGGGAGCAAGCGCATGCAATACCTGGTGATTGTGGTTACTTAGGTGTAACCATAGCAGAGCGTCAACTGTTATTAACGGCCAAGGTCACAGAACAAGTTAGTGATAATAATCAAGAGCTCATTGATACAGCAGAATTTTTAGGCTTTGCACCGGCAACGACAACTGAATACGAATCACATTCAGTAGATAGCAGTGTTGATGCTCCCTTGTATGGCGAAGACTGGCGATTCGCAATTAAGTTATCAGTAACAGACCAGGCAGTGATTGCGTTCACAGTTCAAAGCTCCGTGGATGAATCGCTTGGCCAAGAATTACCGCGAACAAAGTTAGAGTGCACCATTAATAAAACCGCACCTGCACATTGTGTCGTTATTTTTGAATATTTATAAGAGGAGAAAGTATTATGGAACCACGTAACTATGCCGCCAATGCTGATGCAGCGCCACCCGCTGCACCCGCTGTCCCATCAAACGGTTACCCACGTGCCGCTGATCCAGGCGCAGGTCAGGAAGCAACCATACCAGGGCCACATTGGTTTTATAAAATTGGTGAGTCTTTTCGAAGACTTATTGTTGCTGCAGGCTTTACGCCTGACGATGCAGATCTAAATATGGTATTAGATGCCGTTCAGGAGTTCGATATAGGCGTCAACCAAACTTTGCAGGATGTAGCTGTAAGCAGAAGTGCGGGAGTAACGTATTATAATGTAGGCAATAAGCCTATAGCTGTATACATAACATCAAATGTTAGTACAGTCATTGAATTAGTGATCGATGGTCTTACCGTATCTAAATATCAGCCCAACTCAGATGTTTTTAGCGTTGCAGGTATCGTCCCTCCTGGCAGTTCATATGTATTAAACATTACAGGCGGTTCGGTCAGTTCTTGGGTTGAATTAAAATAGGATGAAATGAAATGGAAAAATATAAAGTAAACAATAAAGTACATGAAATCGAGGCGGGATTTGAACATCTATTGCCGATTGGCGCAGTTAAAATTACAGATGCTGGGGCGATTGACTTACTTAAACCAACATTGCAAGAAGGTAAAGAATTAAAGATTTTAGATTTATATAAAGCTTGTAGCTTACATATATTAGCTGGATTTACATCTGATGCTTTAGGTACTTTTCACTCTTACCCATTAACTGAGCGCGACCAGTCAAACCTTAATGGCGTTGTGACTGAATCAATCATTAATACATCAGATAATGCATGGCAGGTGCCATTCTGGTGTGCCGATGCTAATGACATATGGGATCGCCGCATACACGCTCACGCACAAATTGAACAAGTTGGCCAAGCAGCAGCTATTCATGTGCGAGATGCACAAGATAAATTGAAAGGATTAGTTGACCAGGTAAATGATGTTGCAACTGATACTGAAGCGAAGGTTGATGCCATAGTCTGGTAATAAATAAAAAGAAAGGGCGACTGGGTTGATGCGCGAACATCATCCCAGCCCTAGCAAACAGTAAAACAAGTACTGTGAGCCAGCAAAGGCACCTTCCACCGCGATCACGGTAAGGTGACTTTAACATAAACCTTAAAACAAAAAGGCTCATAAAATGACCAAACCGTTTATACCCTGGATGGGTGGAAAGTCACGCCTGGCAGATAAAATACTGCCATTATTCCCTGAACATAAATGCTATGTGGAAGCATTCGCAGGAGCGGGTGCCATCTTCTTTAAAAAACAACCCAGCAAGGTCGAAGTACTGAATGACCTTAATGGTGAGTTAGTTAATTTATATCGGGTCATTCAACACCATTTAGAAGAGTTTGTAAGGCAGTTTAAATGGGCTTTAACAAGCCGCCAAATCTACAAATGGGAACAGGAAAAGCGACCCGAAACGCTCACCGATATCCAACGTGCCGCACGGTTCTACTATCTGCAGAAGCTGGCCTTTGGTGGCAAGGTAGATGGCCAAACGTATGGCACCGCCACCACCAGTCCACCACGCTTCAATTTACTACGCATTGAAGAAGATTTAAGCCAGGCACACCTACGCATGACCCGTACTAATATCGAGAACCTGGACTGGGAAAATATCGTCAAACGCTATGACCGAGCCCACACCCTGTTCTACCTCGATCCACCTTACTGGCAGACAGCAGGCTACGGGAATGAATTTGGCCTAGAACAATATGAAATGATGGCAGAATTGGCCAAAACAATTAAAGGCAAGATGATCATCAGCATCAACGACCACCCCGATATCAGAAAGGTGTTCAAAGGACTCAGAATGAAGACAGTCCCCATCACCTACACAGTCGGAGGCACCCAAGGCCGGACACCTAAAAAGGAGCTAATCATAAGAAGTTGGAAGTGATATTACAGTGAGTTTGAACCAGCTTTAAAGTTGATCCAAACTCACTGTAAAACGGGGCTAAAATCGTGTCGCAAAATGATTGTCAGTTTGTCGCAAAATGATTGTCGCGCTACAGGTGCTCCGCACTTTCTCGTGCTCAAACAAACGCTCGCTATAATCCTGTTTTAATTGTGATGTGAGGCTGCGTCACACGGGATTCACCTACTAGCCAACATAATCGTTAAAAGTAACTCTTTTAACC